GACGGGATTAGTTGATGGTGTCACAACTAATCCCACTCTCATTATGAAGAGTGGTAAAAACCCTGAAGATGTCTATCAGAAGATTAAGGATATTGGGGTACAAGACATCAGCATGGAGGTCATGGGATCTGACCTTGAGATGTACGATGAAGGTATTCGTCTGTATGAAAAGTTTGGTGACGTTGCTACAATCAAAGTACCCTGCACACGCGAGGGTCTGATCGTCTGTAAGAGACTCTCTGAGCAAGGAATCAAAGTCAACGTCACACTGATCTTCTGTGCCGCTCAGGCGGTCCTTGCAACAAAGGCGGGGGCAACTTACGTCTCTCCCTTTGTAGGACGCTTAGACGACCAATCAGTAGCGGGACTGGAGGTTGTACGATCTATCTCTGAACTATATCGTATTCATGGAGTCAGGACTCAGGTTCTATCTGCATCCATTCGCAGTGTTCAACGTGCCATTAGGTCATGGTATAATGGTGCTGAAATCTGCACGATGCCACCCAAAGTATTTGATCAAATGTATGATCACATCCTTACTGATAAAGGTATGGAAATTTTTGAAAAAGATTGGAAAGAGGTTCAACAATGACATTTACAGTATATTCTAGAGACAATTGCCCTTATTGTACGAAAGTAGAACAGGTATTAGAGCTTGCTGAAATTAAGCATGTGATATATAAACTTAACAGGGACTACACCCGTGAGGAATTCTACGAAAAGTTTGGGGAAGGATCTACATTCCCTAGAGTTGTTAAAGATGATGAACTGATTGGTGGGTGTACGGAAACTGTTAAGTATCTCAGGGAACAAAAACTAGTTTAATGGAACAGAACCTCATCGACATCTTTGATCTTATTGAACATGCTATTGATAATGCCTTTGAGGGACAAATGAATTTAAAATTTTATGATTACTTGAAAGAGAGTAAAATCAAAAAACATGAGATAGATACTTTCATTTCAAGCACCACCAAAAATGAAATAGGTTGTCTTATCTTTGATCTCGATGAATATATCAAAGGTGGTAATGATAGTGAACACAAACAACTGCGTGAGGGTTATGGACATATTCCTAAACCTCAAGCAAGAAAAATTAGAAACTACTTAGAGAGTTTCTTAGATGATGCAGAGAGGTATAGTTATGACAGACGACCTGGGCGAAGAAAGAAAACTAAATAATCATGAAACCCACATTAATCGTGGGGTGGAGTTGCTACTAAGAAATAGGAGGAGGAAACCGGATTCACCCAAAACTTTTCAGGTAAAGTTTGGTAAGATGGTCTCTCTCTTCCGAAGAGAGATTGTATTTCATCTTAACTTCTACCTGGACATCAGAAAGAAATAGTCTCTGGAGGACGAAAAGATGTTAGCAGTAACCCTGACTATAGGAACATTAGTATCAATCATGTTCTTTTTTGTAGGAGGTGTGGTAGGATGGTTAGCGAAAGACCATGTATATCAAACCCAACCCGTTTACACACATCCAGAGATGTTTGATGAGAACGGCAACATTCTACCTGACGAAATTTTAGCAGTACGATTTGAAAATGACTATGACTTCGACGACGAAGACGACAACTAAGGAAAAATCAAAACTTCCACCTAACCCATTTGTTCATGAAATTCTTGAACTTGCTAGCAAACAACGGAGCAAGGCGAAGAAGGTAGAGATTCTTCAGGAGTATGCTAATCCTGCACTGAAGAGTCTCTTCATCTGGAACTTTGATGAGACTGTAGTCTCTGTAGTTCCTGCTGGAGAAGTGCCTTACAATCCAAATGAAGTTCCTGTTGGAACGGATCACACATCGCTTCGTAAGGAATACAAGCACCTTTATAACTTTGTAAGAGGTGGTAATGACAGTCTCACTTCTCTCCGTAGAGAGACAATGTTTATTCAGATGCTTGAAGGACTGCATCCAGAGGAAGCAAAGATTCTCTGCCTTGTAAAAGACAAAGCGTTACAATCTAAATATAAATTAACATATGAAGTTATTAAAGAAGCTTATCCTGATATCAACTGGGGAGGACGCTCATGAGTAGTGCTGTAGTAGAACCACAAGAGAAGGAAATGGCAGAGTTCGGATCTGATGCTAATATCGTGAATCCATCTGATTATAGTTGTCAGATTCTGCAGGAAAAAACCACTCTTGAAGCAGCAAACGACAAGTCACTACCTAATGATGCGAGACTTGTCTGGTACATTATTGATGGGGTAGAACATATTGACCTTACTCGTTGCAGGAAGACTGTAGAGTTATTTGATATGTACTTTGACAAGTATGGAAAAGGTGCCGTTCAAAAAATTGATTTTGGGTATGGTCAAGCAAACCCCAGGTTGTGGGGGAATAAACCAAAAAAGGATAAAAAAAGAAAATGAGTGAAGGTTTTAAGGGGTTTGCTCAACCTGGAGAGGATAAAGAGTTTACTCTCAATATTAATGGTAAAGAAGTACAGAAAATTATTAGAGAGTACAAGAAAATAAAGAAGTATCAGAAGTCCTCTATGTTTGAGTTAGAAAAACTATCAGGGCAACAAACCCAGGTAGACAAATTGGTTGATGAATATGGAATTGATTCAGAGGCAATCGAATAAACCTATATTAAAGGTAAAGAGATGATGCAAACTCTAGTTTACTCAAATGGAAGTCAAGAATGTGATAGGGCAAAGATGGTCCTTGAGGCATGTGGGCAAGAGGTAAGGGAGTTCTTACTTGGTGCTGATTTCAGTGATAGGCAGTTCCGTGCTGAGTTTGGTAGTGAAGCAGAGTATCCTCAGGTTGCTATTGGTCTGAATCACCGTGGAACATTAAAAGAAACACTCAAGTACATGAGTGATCAAGGCATGTTTTTGTAACACGTTATACAAAAGAACTTGACTATATAATCTATGAAGTCTATAATAGACTTGTCGTTCATCCCACTCTGTGGGACGCAAGTAAGTCGCGGAACGGAGCGTTCATCCCATGATTGAAGTTTTACTTTATGCCAATTTGAATTGTCTAGATGCTACCGATATGATCGGTCGTGTTAAGACAAATGAAAACATAAGTGAGATTGTGAAAACTGAGATTGTTGAAACCATAAAGGAAGCAACACCTCATTGTAAATGGGACGCAAACGACTGAAGGAACGGGAACTCGGATCACCCGCAAGGGTAAAAGGAGAAAATCACCCATTCTTTTAGGAGTAAACAAATGAACACACTTACACTGATCAAAAAGCAAATCGAAAAGCAGGCTGCTCTGCATGATGCACAAATTCACGTTACCAAGTATCGTGGTGTAGATTGTAAAGTGCATGAGGTTGGTGAGGAAACTCACGGCACTTTCTGCTATCGTGGTCGCACTTACACTAAGTGATTGCAAAACCAATTGAATAGTGTTAGAATGGGAGGGTAACCTCCCATTTTTTATGGAAAGAGATAAACTTAAATTGATAGTAAGGAATCTAAAACTGTTGGTTGAAGCTCTTGAATCAGAAGTATATTCTGATCCCGATGCTTACACTGATAAGCGGGAGAACTTTGATGATCCCATCCCTTACCCTGTTGCAGATTACGACGAAGTATTTAATGACGATGACGGATACCCTGACTAAACTGATTAGTGTCACACCAGACGCAGAGAAACACATGGCATATTGTGCCCGTGTGTCGAATCCAAATAACCAGGAGAATGAAAAGTTCTCAGGTCTTCTTAAGTATTGTGTTAAGCATCAGCACTGGAGCATCTTTGAGCAGGCATATATGACTCTTGAGATTAATACTACTAGAGGAATTGCAGCTCAAATTCTGCGCCACCGTTCGTTCACATATCAAGAATTTTCACAACGTTATGCTGATTCTTCCCTACTCGCGGAGACGATTCCTCTACCTGAACTACGTAGACAAGACACCAAGAATCGTCAGAATTCTATTGATGATATTGACCCGTTTGTCCGTCAAGAGTTTCAGATCAAAATGAAGAAGTACTTTGAGGAGGGTATGAAACTCTACAAAGAAATGCTTGATGCTGAAATTGCAAAGGAGTGTGCTCGTTTTGTGCTTCCACTCGCATGTCCCACAAAAATCTACATGACCGGTTCAGTGCGCTCATGGATTCATTATATCGATTTGCGTTCGGCCAATGGCACACAGAAGGAGCATATGGATATTGCAAATGCATGTAAGTGTATCTTCATTTGTCAGTTTCCCGCAGTTGCTGAAGCAATGGGTTGGGAACTATCACCAGAGTGTCCAGAATGTTTAGATCAGTCTGCAATTACACTTGAATAAATATTCACACTAGGACTTGAGGTTTATGCCAACGTACCCTGTTATTAATTTAGAAACGAAAGAGAAAAAGACTCTTAGCATGACCATGAAGCAGTATGCTGAATGGAAAGAACAGAATCCAGGTTGGGATAAGGATTGGTCTGAGGGATGTGCGGGTCAATCGAGAGAGTTCAGATGGACAGGAGAAGCGAAGTCGAGTGGTTGGAACGAAGTTCTGGACCGTGCATCTAAACAACCAGGTGCCACGGTTCGGAAGCATCGTGACTACTCCTTCTAACTCTGTATCCTCCGCTTATGCCTGCAAAAAGAAAGACGAATCTATCAGTAGTTCCATTTGGAATGAGCAACAAACACATGAAAAGAAAGAAGCCAATCAACTCAGATTTGATGAGGGGCATCACACCTCTCACTGAAAATCAAAAAGAACTCTTTCGTTGCTATAAGAATGATCAGAATCTTGTAGCGTATGGATGTGCTGGTACAGGAAAGACCTTTATCACTCTCTACAACGCTCTTAAAGATGTGTTGGATGAGAAGACTCCTTACGAGAAGATCTACCTTGTCAGGTCTCTTGTAGCGACTAGAGAGATTGGTTTCTTACCAGGAGATCATGAGGATAAGTCTTCATTGTATCAAATTCCTTACAAGAACATGGTCAAATACATGTTCGAGATGCCTACCGATTCTGATTTTGAGATGCTGTATGGTAATCTTAAAAACCAGGGAACAATTTCATTTTGGTCTACGTCTTTCATTCGTGGCACCACACTTGATAACGCAATCATTATCGTTGACGAATTCCAAAACTTAAACTATCATGAACTTGATAGTATTATTACCAGGATTGGTCAAGATTCAAAGATTATGTTCTGTGGTGATGCCACTCAGTCTGACCTTCTGAAAGACAAAGAGAGAAATGGCATTGCTGATTTCATGAAAGTTCTTCGTATCATGCCCTCTGTCGATGTTATTGAGTTTGGAGTCGAAGATATCGTTCGTTCTGGACTGGTGAAAGAATACTTACTTGCTAAGATGGAATTGAATTTATGATTTTTGAGCATTGTAATTACCTTGGTGACCTTGAACTAACAAAAAAAGAAACCAATGGCATCCGTCTCTACAATCTTCCAAGTGGAGAATGGGTGCCTTCTATCACGTCGGTAACTTCTTTCTACAACAGACAGATCTTTGCCAAGTGGCGTAAGAGGGTTGGTGTTGAGGAAGCAAATCGTATTACAAAGAAAGCAACTGCTCGCGGAACTGATTTCCATGAAGCAGTTGAAGTGTACATGCGAAATAAAGAAATAAATTGGGATGAATTTAAACCTATGACAAGGTTTATGTTTCATCATGCCCTACCATATCTGGACAAGATAAATAATATACACGCTATAGAGAGGACTCTTTATTCTGAGTACCTTGGGTTAGCTGGTAGAGTTGACTGTATCGGAGAGTACGAAGGCGAACTCGCAGTCATTGACTTTAAAACATCCGAGAAGATAAAACCAGAAGAGTGGTTAGAAAACTACTTCGTTCAGGAGACTTTCTACGCTGCTGCTTACTATGAGTTGACTGGTATCCCCGTCAAGAAACTCATCACCATCATGGTCACGCCTGGTGGTGATGTCAAAGTATTTGACAAAAGGAATAAAGGGGACTATATTAAATTATTAGTTCGGTATATTAAGGAATTTGTATCTCACAATCTTAGGTCAGAGAATGGAGAATGAACTAGAAAAAGTATTAGAAAGTAAATTCTTTTGCCCTTCTCGCTTCGCACAAGAGATCGAATCTCTTGTAATACAGAACTCTGATATGAGTTATATTGATGCTATCATTCACTTTTGTGAAAAGAATAGTATTGATTTGGAGTCAGTTCCTAAACTGATTTCCAAACCATTGAAGGAGAAGATCAAATTTGAAGCAATGGAACTCAACTTCTTGAAGAGAAGTTCCCGTGCCAAATTGCCATTGTAATTCCTGTTTAGGGTAAAAAATTTTCCCGGCAAAAAATCCTTATATTACTTTTTTGATGATGCCGTTTGATGCCTACAAGCAATATCTCTCCTTGAAGAATCATTTTACCAAGGAGAAGTATGACTACCATAAGTATTGTGGTAAGAGTCGTGCAACCGTTCAGTCTTTTTT